TTTGTATGCTGAAACATCGCCGTCGCGCATTTTTTTAACCATTGCTAAAGTTCCTAAGTCTTCTTGGCTTAAAGTTTCTTCAACGCCTGTTATTGGGTTCTTTGCCTTTTGTGTTGTTTCTAACCAAAGACGTGCTATTGTGCTTCGGTTTCTACTTCCTTTTGGACGTCCGTTTTTTTCGGGTTGGTATTCCGCACTAAACTTTTTTAAATTTTCTTCGTTTGGCATTTTCTCGTTTTATTCTCGTTAATTTAAAATTTCTCCGTTGCGTTTAATTTCTAAACTCGGGTCAAGTTTTTTCATTCGGTCAATTATTACTTGACAATATTTTGGGTCTAATTCCATTCCGTAACATTTGCGTTTGAGTTGGTGTGAAGCTATCATTGTTGTTCCTGTTCCTAAAAATTGGTCTAATACAATATTTTTTTCTTTTGTAAATTGTAACGCCCATTCAGGTAAATCAATTGGAAAAGTAGCAGCGTGAACATTTGAAAATTCGTTATTTCTATTTGGTGCTCCCCTGTATATGTTTGGAACTGTTCCCCTAAAATTTGCATTTGGTATTGCTCTACTTGCGTTTTTTTTTGAAGATATAAAAAACATATATTCCCAAGCAGAAGTTAAAACATTTTCAGCCATTGCAGGTGCGCCGTGTCCTTTGTCCCAAATCGCAACATCAATAAAATTATTCTTGTATTGGTTTAAGTATTCTATTAATGCTATTTTGTTTCCTGCAAGACTTTGAATATTACAAATTAAATAATCTGAAAATAATAAAGCATTGTTTGTAAATCCAACTAATAAATCTAAATAATCAGATTGTTTTTGATTGTCGTTGTATTCATTATATTTATTGTCCGTAGTGTGAGTATTTCCGCTTAACATTTCGCTTTTTCCTGCGTTATATGGTGGACTTGTAAATGATAAATTTGCTTTTTGTCCGTTCATTAGCTTTGCCACTTGGTCGCTATCCGTTGAATCGCCACAAAGTAAACGGTGTTCGCCTATCTCGAATAAATCTCCTAAAACAATATCGGTTGTTATTTCGTTTGGTATTTCGTAATCGTCTTCTTCAGCTTCTAATTCCTGTACGCTTACGTCTAACGGCAAGTCTAAACCCCAATCCGTTAATTTATCCGTGTCCCATTCATTCGCTAAAATATCCCAATCCCATTCTCCAAAACCTACGTTGTCTTTAACTATGAATTCGTCTTTTTGTTCTTCGGTTAAATCTTTTGCTTGTACAATATAAACTTCTTTTAACCCTGCTTCAATACAGGCTTTGTGTCGCATATTTCCACCTAAAATAATATTGTTTTCATCTACTACTATTGGACGTAGTTCTAACATTTGCGGAAACTCCTTAATTGAATTGACTAACTTTTTAAACTTGTCGTCTTTTATTAAACGTGGGTTCTTTGGGTTCGTCTTTATGCTGTTTATTTTAACCTTCGCTACTTGCATCTTCTGTTTGTTCTGGACTGTACTCGTTATAAATTACTCTTAGCTTACTTACTAAATCACGAAGACAACTTGAACAGGTACTGAAGGTTAATTTTTGGTTTAGTACTCTGTTATTAATTGCTATTAGACTTGTTTGTTCGTCGCTTGTTAAGGTGTTCGTGTTTTGCTTAAAATAAGTGTCTAACGTGTTAAATTCGTCTTCTGTTAAACACAATGGTTTTGCATACGGAAATAGTTTATTTAACTTTTCTTTACGTTCGTCACATCCGCAGTCTTCACCTGCAATAAATTTAACTAACTTGTCTATTCCTGTTGCTTCTGTAATCTTTGCGATTGTATCGCCTAATCCTTTACTTTTCATTTTTTCTTTTTTATTAGTTCGTAATCTTGGTTTATAAAATCTTGGTAGTCTTCACCTACGTTATTTTTAATTCGTTTTTTACAAGTTTTTACAGTGTTAAAAATACTTGTTACACTTATGTTTGTTTCTGCACTTATTTGTCTTAAACTTTTATTCGTGTTTTTGTATAACTCAAATAATTGTTTGTCGTACCAATGCCAACTATCACATTCTAAATCTACGTTATTCAGCAAGTCGTTGTAAGCTTCGTTTTCTTCTGTGTTGTTTTCTTCTGCTAAATTATAAACGTCGTCTAAAGGTATAAATTTAATTTTGTTGTTTTTGTTCACGTGCTGAAGAAAAGTATTTTTTAAAGCTAACCACATATACCCCTTACTTATGTTTCCGTCTTTGAATAGTTTTTCTTCGCTACTCCACTTCATTAACATTATGTACGTTTCTTGTACTATGTCTTCAGCAAAAAAGTATTCGCCGAAAGTGTTAACCATTTTGACCCATTCGTTATGATGCTTTGCAACTTTAGTTAACCATTCCAATTTATATTGTTTAGATATTAAGCAAATGTATGATTAATTTTTCAACAATAACAAAACAAATTTATTAACAATTAGTTGTGTACAACAAAAAAAGCGCAAACAATTAAGTCTGCGCCTACAAATAACAAAGTATAAACGCCATTAAAACGAGCGTCTATACAACTGTTATCTATTTACGAAGTAATCTATTTTTTTAAGCGTTGAAAGTGAAACGTCTTTGCCCTGAAGAAAATTTGTAAGCTGGAAAAAATGAAATTTGTTTCCTTTGTCCTGTATTTCTTTTACTATGCTGTTTCGTTTTTTAAACGCTAAAATCTTTTTCAATTCCTTGCGTAACTGTTCGTCTTGTATGTACATATCAAAACGGTAAATCGTCGTTTACATCCAATGTTTGAATTTGTGGCTCATTTTTATTTATTTGTGGCTCACCTTTTACAAATGGTTCACTAAAACTTACTGAAAAGAATTTAACTCCTTTTGCTGAAGTTTTCATCCATAACGCTACTTCCATATCTTTACCATTTACGTTTACTTTTCCTTTGTAATCGGGATGGTTTTCCGCTTTTTTGTTGTCGTTCTTAAAAATTGCACCTGTGTTGTTTCTTGTTTCCATTTTTATTTATTTAGATTGTTTGTATTCGTGTTTCAATCGCTCCAAGTATAGAACAAAGTCCATCGCTTCTTCTTGTGCGTGTGTAAGCCATTCTAACGTGCTTAAATCCGTTCGTTCTAACGTTGTCTTGTATTTCTTTATTCCAGCTTCTGAACGTTCTTTAAATCGTGCCATAACGCTTAAAACGTTTTTGTCTTGTATTTGTATGTTCATAGTTTAAAATTTACCTCGTCCTGTGAATATTTGACATTTTATTACTTCTTTGTTTATGTAACAAATGTAGTTCCATAGTTTTTTAATTCGTGTTTTCATATCAACCAATTAAATAAATTATAAATACCAACGGCAGCAAAACCATAAATTGCTATCCAAATAATAATTGCTATTGTTTTTTCTTTCATATTTTTACGTTGTTTTCGTTAATAAATTCGTTTAGTTTTTTCCTTACTTCAAACATTGCTTCGTTACCGTTGTATTTGTATTCGCTTCTTAACCAATGGTCAAACTCAACTAATGTTATATAATAATTTACTCCGTTGTTTGCAAAGTTGTATTCGTCTTTTTCTTCAGGTAAATTGAATTCAAGTATTGCTTTCATATTGTTTCTATTAAACTGTTAAAATAAACCCTTGCTTCTTCAACCTTGTTTTGTATTTCCCAAATTACTGTTTCATCACGTTCTATTTTAAACACTTTTACTTTTGTTTGTTCTGGAAGGTGGTCAAAGTTATGTTTTTTTTCTACATATTCTCTAATTTCTGCGTCTTCGTCAATTTTAAATTGCTTCCAATGTTCACGTCTAATTTCGTCTTCAACTATTTCTAAAGGAGTATTGACTAAACAATAACAAAGTAGTGCTTCGGTCTTGCCTGTTAGCCACATATAACCCTGTAGTTGATAGTAATAATCTTTTGTAGGTATTTCGTCTTCAAAGAACGGAAACGTGTGTGCTTCGTAACTACATTTAATATCTAAAAGAATTTCATTCGTATTTACGTCGGGTGTTCCTGTAATCCAATCGTTATTAAAATGTTCTTCGTTCTTAAATATAAACCCTAAACCCAAAACATCGTTTACCAAACTAATGGCTTCGTCTTCACATTGTAAACCCTTGTCCGTGTAACGTGAACTAAATTCCTTCTTAATGCCGAATTTCTTCTCTAATACCAATTCTTGAATATAAGACTTTGCGGTCTTGCTTAATGTCTCGGTCTTGGTGCGTGGAGCGGTCATCAACCGCCCCAATGCTGAACAACGTATTTTCATCAGTAAATCCATTTTAAAAATTTACGAATAAGTCCTATTTCTTGTTTTTGAACTGAATAAATAACTTTTGTATCTTCATTCCCTATGTTGTTCATTTTAGAACGTTGTTTAATTAATTTAGTCTTGTCTTTTACAATTTTTGAATTGTTTAAAGAAGTTGTTTTTTTTCTACTTGAAAAAACAAAAGCTCTAAATTTTTTAATTAAAAGATTAGTAACAGGTATTTTTTCATTCCAATTATAATATCCATTTGTATCTTTAAAAATCACGTTATTTTTTATTAAAAAAGTTCCCATCAATACTGATACTTTATGTTTATTACAAAAATTGCTAATCGCTACATTTTTTTTATTGTCTAACTGACATTTTAAATCTAAAAAGAAATTATAATATTTAATAGTTTGCGTTTTTTCGTCTTGTCTTGGTGCTTTCATAGTTTTTAAATTAAGTGTAAGTTGATTAGGGTTCATACTTCTAACGTTTTTAATTGTGCAGGGGTTAAACTAAACTTTGTTGTTAGTTCTTCTACGGTGTATTCTCCTTTGCTAATTGCGTCAATAGCTTTTTGAAACCTTGCGTTGTCTATTGTAGATTTTTTAGGTTCGTGTTTTACTTGTTCTCCAGAAGCGTCTGTGTCTTTATCCGAAACAATGCCCAAAATTGAACTCAAACAGTACCTACGAAAATAGGTGCAACCGCTTCCGAAACTTTGGTATAAATTCATTTGCTTTAATTCAACCTGTGGAATTAAAGTATTGCTTTCTAAACTTTCACCGCTTTCAATGTGAAATAAAATAGTT